TTATTTAACACAATTATTACAAGGATCAGTTTTAGGACAACTTGAAGCTGGTCCTTCTGAAACATTCTTGCTTCTAGCAAGTGATCTACAATTTCTATTGTAATGATATGATTTTCCTCCACTTGTCCAATAAACTGTCATATTACCTTGTCCTGGCTCATTTGTAGTTACGTCACCGTTGTTTGATGTTGAACTTCTACTATTAGAATTAATTGAAGTATTATCATTAGTACTTGGTTGAACGCTTACAACCTTTTCTTGCATTGCTCCATTAGATGCTAACTTACAACCATCAACTGTTGTATTGGTTGCCATACTTCCATCTGTATTTAAATAGTACCATTTATTATTACTTTCTTTCCAACCTGTTTGCATTACTCCTGAATTGTCTAAATAATAATCTTTTCCATTATCTTTTATCCAACCCTTTTGCATAATGCCTGAAGTGTTCAAATAGTAATGTTTATTGTTATCTTCTATCCATCCTGCTTTAGTCTCACCATCATTGCTATAATAATGCCAATCTCCATTTTCTTGTATCCAACCTGTTTTCTTTGTTTCCTTAGGTTGTTCAATTTCTGTTATTTTGTTTTCATCTATGTTTTCAACGGTCTCTGTTTTTGTTGTGGCAGTTTTATTAGTTTTACTACTACCAATATTCCCTATTACAGCGATTCCTATAAATACTGAAACGATTATTTTAGCAATTTTATTCCAATTACTATATTTCCACATTAAAAATAATCCTACTGGAAAAAAGAAAATTAATGATAATATAATTGCTACATTTTTTTCATACCATTTTTGATTCATTATTATTTTCCCCCTTAAATTTTATACTATATTATTGTATATTATTTGGGGATTTTGTCAAACAATCTAATAAATAGTTATCATATCCTTAGTTATTATATTAATTCTCTTTTTACATACTCATTAATAGTCTCTTCTTCACCTTCGAATACTTCTGCTAGATGTATTATAATATCTTGTTGTTGCTCTGGAAGGTCCTTTATTGTTTCTTTAATTGTATCCATAGTTATATCGCTCATAAAACTCACATCTAAATTTGATTGTAAATATAATAGCATTTTTTAGTATAATAATCTATGTTATTTAATAATATTTATTCGTTTTTAATATAAAATTAAGCAGTAAGTAATTTTTTACCTACTGCTCTTTATCTAATTACATTTTGAACATGGTTTTAAACCTTTTGCTTGAGCATCTTCTAAAGATATTTCACTTGGAGATTTCATATTACTGCAATCCTTGCTTGAATGATAAACCTTTGAAGTTTTATTAGCTACCCAAACAGTATTACTTTGTGTCTTAGTATCTTGATTGTTATTTGTATTATCTGTACTTGATCCACTTGCATTTACATTGAAACTTATATTATTACCATTTGAAGTAGATATTATAGTTCCACTTACATCAGTTCTTAATATTTTAATATTTTTTGCATTTAATTTATTTATAGTCTCTTGATGTGGATGTCCATAATCATTCCCTTGTCCACAGCTTACTATTGCATATTTAGGATTAACCTTATCTAAGAAAGCTTGGCTAGTAGATGAATGGCTTCCATGATGACCTAGCTTCAATACATCAGCTGATATATCTAATTGTTTAGCTAGTATTTCACCCTCACTTAGACTTTCTGCGTCTCCTGTAAATAAATAAGATGTATTACCATATTTCAATTTACAAACTATTGAATAATTATTTAGATCTTGATATTTACTACTATTAGGTGCTAAGAATTGCATTGTAGCATTTCCTATTGTTAAAGTATCGCCCACATTTGGAGCTGTAATTTTTAGTCCTTTATTTTGTAATGCTTTTACCATGTTTTCAAATGTTCTTGTTGTGTGAGTTATTTTAGGAGCATAAAACTCTCCAATTTCAAAATTATTTATTACACTTGTCATTCCACCTATGTGATCTTCATGTGGATGTGTGGCAAGTACATAATCTAGTTTGGTAATACCTTGTGATTTTAAATAGTTTAATGATTTATTATCATTACATCCTGCATCAATTAAAATGTTCTTTCCATCTACTTGTATAAGTTCACTGTCCCCTTGCCCCACATCTATATAGTGGACTTTCATATTTCCTACTGAGGCTTCTTGTGTTTTAGTAGTTTCAATATTAGTTTTGTTAATAGCATTAGCTTGTTTACATCCTAGCGTGAATGTAGACAATAATATTGCTAAAGATAAACTAAGTAGTTTTTTAGCATTTTTCATTCATTCATCTCCTCTTAAATTATTTTTATATTTTAATTGTATATTATTACTAATTTTTGTCAATATTTTAAATAAGACCTTAAAATTGCCCAATAAAATAGAGGTGTATAGATTTTTCTATATTACCTCTATTTTTATTATGTTTAATTATATTCTACCAACATTTACTACAATTTTGTTTAGCTTTATAAATGTATATTATCACTAATTTTGGTCAAAGATTTTAATATAAGAAAAAGATAACTTTAAATCACCTGTTATCTTTTTCTTTGTGATTTCCTCTTAAGCTTATATCGCATATAAAAATAAGGGCAGTACATAGAACTTAATCTACATACTGCCTTTAAGTGTTTCTTATTAATTAGGTTTAGTCATAATCTTTTCTGCAGGATGCTCAGATATGCTATGTATTACTTCTGTATGATACTTAATATGATTAACTTTTCTTTCTATAAAAGAAACTATATTCATATTGTTAATTAATAATTCTTCTATATCATTTATGGTAATATTTAAAATTAGACTGTTATCTAATAAAAATAATTTTTTTGTTAAACCTATGGAAGCATCCCATTCATCCTGTCCTGTAAAGGGAAGGTTCGAAACCATAATTCCAAAGCTCCCCTTTTTATATCTCATTAATGAATAAAACTTTCCAACTAATGTGACATCTACAGGTTTTTTATGATTTTTGCATTCAATTAATATGTCTTTCTTAAAATAATCTGGCAATAATCTAGAATATAATGCATTGTTGGTTGAAGATTGTAATAATATATCAATTTCATTACTCTTACATTCAACTCTTTCAGCTTCCTTAAAAATATTTCTAACAGTAAATATCTTTTCAGCTAATTTTTCTAATAGTATCCCTTTTTCAAAAGATAGCTTCCCTTTTTCTTTTCTATCAACTTTGGGAATGATTTCATCTATTTCTTTACTTCTTCGTATTATTTCTTTACACTCATCTTTTAGAGTATCCTTTAATTTAAAAAAGCAATCTAATCCATAGTCTGGATTGGTTTCTGCCAATTCATCTATATAATCTGCAAACTTTAGCATTTCTTCATTCATATCATTTCTCCACCTTAAATTCAACAACTAATCTTTCAATTAATATACAGCCTTCCTCACATCTATCACATGTTTTTATTGGTATATCTGATGGATCATCATAAACTTTTGATGCACCTGTTAATTCATCCTTATCACAGTAAATTTTATATTTAGGAATTAAAATTCTTTTTGTAGATAAAAAAGTCATTAATTTATGTGTATCTTCAAATGAAATACTTAGTTCTCGCTTTAAAACTCTTGTTGGCAATATTCCGTTTGAATAATGCTGCAAAGTTTCTCTTAACTTTTTTATTTGCTCATTGTTTAATTTTATTTTACAACTCTCCAAGATCTTTTCCAACTTTTCCAATGAACTTGATAACATAATCAATCCTCTCCATATCATTTATTTCATTATCATAAATATTTAATAAATCAAATGTATTTCCAGAATACCCAAACAATATTTTAAAATCAATACTATTTTTAAAATATTCTATTTTTTTATTATTTTCAAATTTAATTAAACTTAATATTCTAAATTTTTCATTTGCAAATCTTTTGGTAGTTTCTAAATAATCTTCTATATTTCTTAGACATTTTAAAACTTCTTTGTTGCTCTCATTTTCTTTCTTTAATTTAATAAGCATTATCTCTAATTCACCTATAAAAGGCATTATACCATCTTCACCAGCTTTCAATGTTAATCCTTTAGATTTCGCTGCTTCAAATGACCATATAATTTCTTTTATAAACTCTTTTTTATTTTCTACCATATCTTTTATTATACTTTCCAAATTAAGAAAATTATAATCAAAATTCCCCATTGGGACTAATTCAGATAATCTAGTGTTCATAGTTAATTTATAAAACGAATAATCTGTTTTATAAGATAATCTATCAAATCTACATTCAAAAATATTTATATCCTTATAAAATATAAATACTATTGGATATCTTATATATTCTTTTTTTATTTTCTTTTTATCAATAATGTCTATCATTTTGTGGAATTTTACAAACACACACTTATCAGTTTCATAAAACATACAATCAGTCTCTTTAACTTCATTTGAGTAATTTTTATAATAATTACTATTTATATTAGTTGCATTACTATTTAATTTATTTACAAATTTGTTAAAATCTAAATTATTGTACTTAAATAATATTGTATATTTGTACCCCTTATTTAATTCTAAAAAATCAATTAACTGTAATGTTTTATTATTATTTTTTACACATAATTCAATTTTTTGTGATTTGGACATATGACTAAGATCTAATTTCTCAGGATCTTTATTAGAATATGCACCTATTCCACACTCTCTAATTTCATTAATTAATTTCTGTTTTAAATAATTAGGAGTATCTAAAATCATTTTATTAATAATATTTTGCTTATATACTTGAAAATCCATTTTTCCCTCCATTGTATTTGTAAAATACTATGCTATAATAGAGGTAATTGAATATACTCTGCTATAGCATAGAACTCATGATCAATCGCTAATAACATGAGTTCTTTTTTATTTGTTATATTTACATAATACTACAGTTTGTCCAATTTTTCCAGAAATAAAAGAAAAGGGTAGCAAACAAGATTTCTCCTACCTGCTACCTTTTTTGTGTTTTCTAATTTTATGTGTAATTTAGCCACATATATTATATACTATTTCATAGAATAAAACCAACTGTCTAAGCTTAATCTTAGTTATATTATCATGAGAATAAAATTTAATGATAACTTATACAACTTTAGCAACTGCGCCATAATATTAATATATTCATTTTGCAATTAATTGTTCCGTACTATTAATTACTTTATACATTGCCTGTGTAATCTCCATCTAAAAACATAGCTGCTTCTTTAGTTCTACGTCTATAAAGACCTTCAATCCTTTTTCCTCCACCATTAGACCATGCTTGAAAATTAGAAGTAATTGTGTTTTTATCTCTTATTCCAGCAACGATATTTTTATATAGTGTAGAACCTAACAATCCTGTTGTTCCACAATTATATGCAAAGCTTACTAATGCATCAAACTCATGTTGCTTTAAATTTACATTCTTAGATTCTAAATCTTTCTTTATTGGTGGAGCATACTTCTTGTTAATCCAATCTTTAAGCATTTCTGTTGCCTGTTCTTCTGTTACATAGTCTAAACCTTCTATTTCTTTACCTGTCATTCCATAGCCTAGTGTTTTTACACCTACGCAATCTATGTAAGGTTTAGAGAAGTAACCTTCCCAACTCTTAATAAAATTTATACATTTTTCTGATACTAAAGAGCTATCTTCTACCCACGCACCAGAAGAATCAAAGCTATATTTCTTTCCATCTATAGTAGTGGTGCAGTTACCAAACATCTCACCTTTAAATCCATTACTAACAGGATTTAAATAATACCATTTATCATTATCTTTTAACCAACCTGTTTTCATTGCTCCATTAGAATCTAGGTAATACCACCTTCCATCTTTGTCCTTTACCCAACCAGTGGCCATAGTTCCATTATCCTTTAAAAAGTACCATTTTCCGTTGTCTTCATACCAACCTTTAGTAATGTTTCCTGTAGAATCTTCTACACACCATTTCCATTGTGACATTTTACATTCCTCCTTATTAATATAAAGAAAAAAGGTAGCTAAAAACGCTACCTAAATTACTCTTTAATTTCTTTTCTATCTTTACTAAAATAAAAAGCTATAACCATTGTATAGATTGTAATAAACTCTGTTGTAATTGTATTTCTGATAGCTAGTACAGCAAAAACCATAGTCATAATTACTGCTATAAGCCACCTTGCACTTGTTATTTTATTTAATAATCTGTCCATATAGATCACTCCTATTTTTCAATTTTTAGCTTGATTTCTTTAACATCTTCTTTAATATCCTCAACAACATTAAAGTTATCTGCCATCTTATCTAGTAAATTCTGATATTTTGTTTCCCTATCCCCCGTAGTTTTTAAGACATACATTAGTAGAAAAACAAATAGTGCATATCCTAATCCTTGACTTAAAGCCATTTTCATTAATTCATCCATAAAGTTCTCCTTTCATAATTTTGTATATAGGAAAAGACACCTACATTTAAGTAAGTGCCTTTAATAAATTTTATATTATTCTCTTATTTCAAATCCAACAACTTTATCATGTACAAGGTACTCAACATTTCCTTTTGCATTGGTAATTTTAAATATTGGACTTTCTGTTTCATCTAAATCTCTAGAAATAAACCATTTCTTAAATTTTTCAATTTGGCTTTTATCTGCTCTTTTAATATTCCCATCTATCATTTCTATGTATAAGCTTCCATTTTCTATAGATGGTTCTTCTGGTTCAACAATATCTTCTTTAGTTACTGTAACTTCACAAGTAGCTTTAACATCTGTTCCTTTAATTTGTGCTGTTATTATACAAGTCCCCTCTTTAATACCAGTTACTTTACCATTTTCATCTACTGTTGCAATTGTGTCTTCAGAGCTTGACCATTCCAAATCTAATGCTGAAGGTGTAGTTGTTGCTATTAAATTCTTTGTGTTATTTTCTTTTAGAGTTAATGATGATTTATCTAATGATATTATTTGTTCATCATTGTCATTTAGATTTTCCATCATTTCAATTTCATCAATGGTAACACCTTCACTGGAATGTCCATTAATATCAGTTATATATATTCTGTAAATTAAATAACTGTTATTATTGTTAAATGTAAATTCTTTCTTTTCATCAACATCGAAATTTATTCCAAATTGAGTATTTAAATCTACCCATGTTTTCTCATCATTACTACCTTGAAATATCCAATCTTTTGGTGCTCTACTTGTATCATTCCAATCTAAATATTTAATTGTATATTTGTTTATTATTTTAGATGATTCAAATCTATAAGATATCCATTGTGGCATAGAATCTGAACTAGATTCCCAATAGCTACGTGAATCTGAAAAAAATTCCTTATCAAATGCATTATATGAATCATACTTGTTACCATAAATTGTACTAGCTTTTCATTCACCCAATGGTGCGGTGTTCTGAGTCATTTTGGGTATTAAATTATCACTATATTTTTTGTCAGCAGCTATTACTCCATTTTGAATTGATCCACTCCCCATAATGGCTAATACCATTACAAACATTACAATTATCTTTTTTAATTTTTTATTCATTTATTATTTCTCCCCTATACTATCTTTTATTGATTATTTATTATTTTATTCAACTACAAGAACTGGGATTTTTATTATAACTTTTCCTGATGGTGGGATATCTCCAACATTAACTACAATATTTTTATATGTTGAACTTGAATCTACTTTACCTTGAGTTGTTATTACTTCACTAGGTATGAATTGAATATGATTGGGTGCACTATCCTTAATAACTACTGATTTAGCTAGTTTATCACTTGTGTTAGTAACTTCTATTGTATACGTAAAATTATCTCCAACATATACAGAATCAACATCTGCTGTTTTTATAACTTTTAATTGCGCCTCTGCTACTCCCTTAAATATTATAGATACTTGACCACTAGCATTATTAGTATTATCACCTTTTGCATAAGCAGTATTAACTATATATTCTTGTTCTGGATTTGTTGGTTGTTCAGGTTCTACTGGAACATATTCTTTTGTAACCGTAACTATACAATCAGCTTTTGTATCTGTTCCTTTAATTTTTGCTGTTATTGTTGCTTGTCCTTCTTTTATAGCTTTAACATTACCATTAGAATCAACTGTTGCAACTGTTTCATCTGAGCTTGACCAGTCTATATTTATAGCTGAAGGTGTGGTTGTTGCTATTAACTTTTCTGATGTATATTCTTTTAAATTTAATGATGATTGACTTAATGATATCGATTGATTTTCTTCATTTGTATTTACTAAATAACCATTATAATCTGTATCTATCGCATCTATACAAAAATATGCTCCACTATTATCCTTATTAACTATTTTCACAGAATGTTTAGAGAAATTTAACTCATCAATTTCATATACCATAACTTGATATTTATCTGATGAACCTTTTTCACTAAAATTTCCAATTAGTTTATTGTCGATATAAACATCTACAGATGGTGTACTAGACCACCAATAAGGTGAAATTACTCTTAATTTGCTACCATAAAAATTAAATTCACAATACTCATTTTCAGTATTAATTCCATATACACAATCTGTTATTGTGTTATTATAGCACCATTCTACACTATTACTATTAAACCAAGATTCACTATCATGTGATAATTTAGTACTGTATGTTATATTACTGTCATTGTCATCATATCTTTTCCAACCATCTTCTGGTTGTAACAATTGTTCTCCAACTGTTGCCGCATTAGCTATAGTTCCATTTTTCATTATTCCTACACTCATAATAGTTAATACCATTACAAACATTATAAGTATTCTTTTATAATAATTTTTCATTATATATTATTTCTCCCTTATTTCAATTATTGAACGCGTCCATAAAATATTTTAACTTTATATAAGATAAATTCCAACAATAATCGTAATACAAATTCCTTTATATCTAAGAAATTTAGTAAATTTTTACTTTTTATCATATAGTTGATTTTAAGTAATAAAAAGACTACCTTTATACGTATAATTTTTTTTGATTTACAAATAATAAATATTGTAAGTGAATTCTCCATCAGTTTAAACTTTTTGTAATTTACTAATAACCTTATCTAAATTCACAGAGAAAATTATTTCTCATGTAAAATAGTAGAACTAATTATATATCTATTCAGCATCCTTATTTTAACTAGTTCTACTATTATTTTAGTAATATATTCAATAAAAAAAGACTATTTCTAGTCCTGATTTATTGTCTGCTATTTGATTTATCCTATATTCCTATTGCGAACTAAACAGCTTCCATAATTCCTAAATCTATTAGAACTAACTTAACTTGCTCTTGAAGGTTTAATAAATTAGGAACATCTTCATATTTATAAGTACCTCCTATAATTAATGTTATCCATACTTTTACACATCCACTATTTTTATTAAATTTCATTTTAAAAATCCTCCTTAATATATAATTAATTATTTTAAACATTTTTAGTTTCCATATTTGCAACTATATTTGTCAATTCTGCATTTGCTTGTGTTAAAGATTCGACCTGTTCTTTAAGTATCTCTACCTCGCTTTTAGGTATATCTTCTAGTATAGCTTCTTTTTTATCTACATTTATACTTTTAACTATTTTTCCTGTAGGTATCTCTAATTCTAAGTATTGTACACCTCCTTCTGGTACTCTATAAGAACCTGTTTGTTGCATTAAAATATATCCTGTATTATCATAAATTATTAATGTTTTCATTTTATTACTGCCTCCTTTTATTCAAATGCTATATAATTAAAAATTAAGTTTTCGGGCGTACCATACAGTGGATAATAAACTGTATTTTCTATTATTATAGGTTGTATTAAATATCCTGTATTATTTTTCGTAGTATGTTTTGCTACACCAGTAAAAACAAAATTTTTATGCATAAATGAAATATAAGCATAATCCGTCTGTGTTGGACCCGGTTGAAAAGCTATTATAAAACTTGGTTTAAAATTTAAATTGAATGTTAAATAATTAGAGTCAATAACAGCACCCACTGTACTTAAATTTCCACTTAAAGATGAAAATTTTTTTGTATCTGAAGATACATTTATTGTACCACTGACAAATTTTTTTCCACCCATTCCTTGTACGGAAATTTGTGCTATCTTTCCAACTAAACTAGCTAAAGTTTCAGTTCCACTAGCACTTACTCCTTTATTTTTAATGTTAATTGCTGCTGTATTTTTATCTGTTTGTATTCTATTTGCTATTTCTGTATGTGTATTACTTCCTGTAACATTTCCTACCTTGCCAGCAATAAGACTTTTCCCATTACTGGCATACTGAAAAGCCTCATTTGCTTTATCCATAGCAGTTTTTACAGCTAGTGGTGTAGCTGCTTCTGCTTGACTTGTACTATTAGTAGCATTATTTAATTTAACTATTCCCTTAGTTGTTGTAGTACCATCTGCAATTTTTATATTATCTACTTTGTTCGCAATATCTTTCAACTGTGCTGTTATATCTGTTCTTAATTGCTCTACTTCACCTTTTTTAGCGAAAATAATTGTTGGATCTATTTTAAGTTCTACTGTATCTGTATTTACTACACATAAAATTAAATCTAGTAAGAGCTCTTTTGTACTTCCATCTGCTATTACTGGCTTATAAGTTTCAGCACATTTACAAATTCCTATAAGATTATTTTCATCATCAAAAGCACCATATTCTCTTATAGTGAATCCTCCAATTGTACTTGGAATCATAACTTCTATATGAATCCAGTTTGGATTTTTTTCATCAACTGTAACATGATTTATATTTCCTTCCCAAACAACGTTTTTTAAATCAGTTTGACTTTCTGTAGGCTCGTAATATGTTCCTCTACCATCACCAATCTTCATTTTTGCAAAGTTTATTTTAGTACCTAAACCTATAGAATTAGCAACTTTAGCTTTTCCTATATTAGTTAATATGCTATAAAATTTTTCTACCACTTTATAATCCCTCCTCTACTGGATATGTTCTAATGTTTTCAAAACTTTTAGGTTGCATTAATGGAATTTTAACATCTGTTTTATAGGCTAGATTATTAGGAGTCCATGGAAATACCCTTACTATTTCTCCTTGTAAGCCTACAACAACAGCTCTAAAATCTGTTTCTGTAATTGCTCTTAAAATATAATTGACATTCAAATGACTTGGTTTAACTTCTCTTACAGAATCATATAAGGTATCAAAGCCACTTGGAAATCCACTATGACTTAATAAATTTATTTCGAAATAATATTTGTCGTTATGTTCTATAACTTCCACATCTTCCACAAAGCTTTTACATATATTTTTTATTGCTTCTATAGTCGTTGTTCCTTGACCTTTTAATTTTGCTAAAATCCTACTTCTTCTAATGGCATAACTATAATTTATATTATTCTGTATTCCTAATTCCTTTTCCCAAGTATCTAATCCCCAAGTTGCAGTTTCTACAAAGCATTGATTAATTAAGTCCTGCGTATCTGCATTGATAGAATCCACTTGTTTTTGTTGTTCTTCATAAACTTTAGATAGAATTTTATCTCCACTAATAAAAGATGGTACATAATTTTTAAGTTGCATTACATACCACCTCTCCTAAAACAGCTATTTGATTGTCATTTACAGTCACATTATTAGTACTACCATTAATAGTTAAATTATTATAATCATCAACACCATCACTACTTAAAATTAAAGCTCCTATTTTTGCAATACTAACATAGCTAATATTTAGAGCTACTTTCTTTAAGTATTCTTCTATAGAGTTCTTTATATTTTCTTTAATCTTATCTAGTGTAATTTCTTTAGAATTATAAGTTAAACTTACTGATATATTTAAATTTAATTCTTCTACAGAAACTACAGTTACAGTTGCCCCTATAGGTCTATTCTTTTCTATATGTTCCTTAACTTTATCTATTAATTCTTTACTAGCTGCTCTTTTATTACTATTAGAAATAACGCATTTTACTGTGCCATTGCCGTTCCATAAAGGATATACTTTTGCACTTCCACACCCCTCTGTTTCTAAGCACCATTGCTTATAGTGATAGTCGTTTCCGCTGGTGGCTGGAGTTTGTACTTTTAAAAGATATCTATTGTATAAATCTTCATCACTCTCTTGGTCATATCCATTATTTACAGCTTCTTTATTGGTAATACTAGTTATCCCATTATATTTTATTGGCAAATAATTTATTTCATTAACTTTTGCATTGTATTTGCTACCAGGCTTTTCTGCTCTTATAATAACTTCTCCATGTCCATCTTGATCTAATACTAAATCATTTTGAGTTATATATAATCTATTATCCTTAATGCCTACAATACTATTGGCTTTTAAGTTTGCATTAGGAGAGCCATTTACATCAATTTTAGTGCTAGCGTAAGTCGGTTGTTTTCTTTCTATTCCAACTTCTTTTACTCTCATTTCTAAGTAATTAGAATATCCACTGTCTACAGCAGAACTAGCAAATACTTTTTTAGTAGCTTCATCTAAATCCAATAAAGCAGTTGATAATTTCATACATACTGGCATACAAGCATTATAGATTAAACTTCCTTCACTTGTATCAGTAGCATCATATCCTAAGAACATTTCTTCATATATGTCCTCAGCACTTCTATAATAAGCCATCAAATCACCTCCTAATCTATATCTATATAAAAGCTATCATCTTTATTTCCGTAAATACTTTCTATAGTATAATTTATCTTATAACAGCTTTTTTCCAATTCAGTTGAAAAATTATTTATTCCAGTTACATAAGTTCCATCCACTAGGCAATCATGAAGCATTTGATATGCATAAACATCACCATTGTTTTTATTTTTTCCTATAAGCTTATGAAGTTGACTTCCAAAATTCTTACTATAAATTAAATAACCTTCACCTGCTAATGGATCTAATTTCTTTGTGTGTATTTTTCTCCATGCCTGTACTATTACTGCATCTAATCCCTCTACAATAATTGCTTTTTTATTTTCATCAAGCAATATTTCTCCTGTATTAAGATTAATAGCATAATCCTTTAGTAATTTAATTTCTTTTTTCTTTTTTCTATTCATTGCTTTATTGCTATAAAAATCTTCTGGGAAAAAACTCATTATTCAATCACCCCTAACACACAATATTTTTGATATGTTTCTCCTTGCTTATCATAATCAATTCCATAGCAAGCAACATTTGAACCAATTTTTAATTTTGAATAGTGATGAATGGTTGAAATAATATGACTATGTTCATTGCTTACACTAGTTGAAATATTAACTTCTTCATCCCATGATAATAAGTAAGGATTTATATATAAATTATTCTTATATAAAGGAAGACCCTCCAGTTCTATAACCAAAGGGTCTATTGATGTAACTTTTCCTATTTCAAAAGGTTCGTCAATCATATTCTTTTCTTGTTGTTTATCTATAGAGTTCCAAAATTCATCAAATGATGAAGCCATAATATCACCTCTTTTTATTTCAATACATTTTTATTTTTTAATATATTGTAGGCTTTTAATACTTTTGAAGCATAATATTTCTTTTCATTTGGATCCCAAGTAGGATTATGAGATTTCACATAGCTATATAAAGCATCACCTAATTGTTTAACTGTTACAGTTGATGTATTATATCCATTTTGTTTACAAGCATTAAGTACTGTGCCTTCACCACTATTATAGGCAGAAAATATTACATGAGTTTGAATACCAACAGCACTCATTTTTTGCTTATACTCTTTTAATCCCTGTTCTATATTATTAGCTGGATCTGATGAACCTCCACTTACTTGCATTAATCCGTAATACGAACCTCCACAATAAGGATTTCCTTCACTTTCTATTGCAATAATTGCAGCAGTAACATAAGCATCTATTTTATATGCATTAGATTTATTTATAATAATATCTTTAAAATTATATTTGCTCATATTAGAAATAAATGTATTACAATTACCTTCAACAGCAGTTAAATTACTCAAATATTCATCTGGAACACCTTCAATATTAATATCTGCATACCCAGTTTTACTTGCTGGTATTACCCTTTTAACAGAATAAATATCTGTTCTTGTAACATCTACAGTTTTTACTACATCTCCAGTTCTTGGAGCATGAAGCATTTTATTATCACCAATATAAACACTAACATGAGCTGGTGCTGGATAACTACCATTACCAATCCAAAATAATAAATCTCCTGGTTCCCAACGCTCTTTATTATTTTTATCAACCTCAGTTCCTTGTTTACATTGCTCATAAGTAGTCCAACCAAGTGTTAGTCCTAATTCTGCTTTGTATTGGTTGTAACAATATTCTACTAGACCACTACAGTCAAATGTATCTGGTCCATGCGCACCCCAAACATACGATTTGCCTTCTTGTTGTTTTAAAACAGAATAAATTTTTTCCCATAAAGCAGAACTTGAAGCTGAATTTCCTTCTTCATCTTCATCCTCATATAAATCTGTCCATTCCATTTCATCCATTACTCTACTTGGTGTTAACGTAAGCTTACTTATAAATAAATTATTGGATTTCCATTCATGTTCTACCTCTTTTATATACATAAAGCAATCTTCATAACCTTTTAAAAAAGGCGCAACTAAATGAACTCCAAAACCCACTCTATAGTCTATATCTCCTATGCACTCTACTTCTATAGTTTCTTTAGGTTTGCAGTTCTCATTTAATATTCTTTTTGCTTTTAAAGTTGGATCTTCTTTCTTAGATTTAAAAATAATATCCTGTATAAGTCCATATTTTTTAATAATACCACTAGGCGCTGTTAAAGTATTATTAATTGCCTTAGCTTCTTCTCCAGTTGTTTCATCTGTTAAATTCTTTAATCCTAATAATTCATTTACTTTTTTAGTTCCTACTGTTTGTGCTTTTCCAATACTCATATGTTCCAGTTCAGGAGACTTAGCCATTATTCTTCACCACCTTCATCATCATCACCTTCAGCAGATTCTCCAGTTTCTATATCTACAGCATTACCTTTACTATCGAATAATTGAACTCTTGTAATCATATCTGACATATCATTCCTATAGGATAAAGCTATAAGTGTTCCATCAGGATTAGCTAAAGAAGGAGCACTACATGGTTTAATTGTTTGCTTGCTCCAATACCTATCACATTCCATTAGATTAACATTTCCTGCTACGTCCATAAACATATAATAATAAATCCCAAATTGATTATGAACTTCTGTAGCAATCATCATACAGGCATCATAAGCACTTTTATTTTTAACTAGATGTTCTATATTAATTGAAGCTCCTTCCCCATTAGGTCCACCTAAGATTCCATCTACTGAATATGGAATTTCTAAATCATTAAAGATTTTACATACAGCATCAAAAGCACTTATATTGTTAAAATTATAGACAACCTTAGATTTAGTTAAATACCAGATAAAATCGTAACAAGTTAGTTCTAATTCCTCTTTATCAGCTTTTAAATTAGAAGTTATTACTTTTCCTTTAAAAATATTTCTAGTACCAACATAGAGTTCTATTTTCTGCCCTGGTTCTATATAAAGAGAAGGTAAATTACTGTAAATTCCATAAGCTAATGTTGCATCTACTTGTTGTGCTATTTTATCTAAACTACAAGTGTATTTTACATTTGTAATTAAATCATTTAAAATTCTAAAAGTACCATCATTTTCATAAATATAAACACTTAATTCCATATGTAATATTCCTTTCCTTAAATTTAAGTATAAAAATAACACCTAGGATTTCCTAAGTGTTTAAAAATTTTTCTATTTATTTTTACGCATTTCTTCTAGTAGTTCTACTTGTTTCTCTGTATTTTCAGCTATAATAGCAATACAACCAAATAAAGCTTTAACAGCTAAACCTAATATAAAAATAGAAATAGATCCAACTATCAATGCTATTGCTGTTCCTATATTACCAGCTAAAAAACAACCAACCATTCCAAGTATCATTAATATTGCAACAATATTAAACACAGTAGCAATATTTTCTCCTGATAATTTGGTTTTTCTTATTATGTCGTTTTTTCCAATATTATTATTGTCCATGTATATCCCCCTAAACAGTATATACTATAATTGTATATTATTAGAAAGTTTTGTCAATCATCTTATCTTATAGCCTTTTCCTGCTATAACTACAGGAGTAGTAAGCTTATTTAAGCTCATTATTGTTTTATAATATTCACTGCTTCCATAAAGTTTTTTAGCCATATCCTGTATAGATTCGCCTTCATCTGGATAATAAACATTAGATGAATAATCTGTTGTTCCATTTTCTCCAGTTTCTAAACTTATTTTTTTATATTCTTCAAATTGTAGGTCATAATATACATTTCCTATTCCATCTTTTCGTCCATATTTGAAAGATGTAATTTGACAATTATAATAGTTCCCCCAAGTATTAAACATAAATACTAATGGTATTTGTTTGTTTTTCCATTCTAATAATGTCGCACAATAAAAAGTATACGGATCTTCTGTACCACTAGATAAGTCAAAAGGATATTTCCATATAGAATTAGCTTTATTTTTATTATAATAAGCTTTATTACTCCTCTTTGGGAAAAAAGAGGATATTGACCATTTTGCCAATTTTCTATTTATACTAATAGGTATCTCTCCATAATTCATTAATTTTAATGTTTGGCTGTCTGAGCTTTCATCAAACATTAAATCAGAAGGTGATACTGGCAAAAGAATAACTCTTTCTTCTACTGGTTTAGAATTATCACTATCAACTCTTAAGCCATTCATATTTTCATAATGTTTCAATGTAGTGATTACTATTTGTGAATCATTTAGTGCATATTGTGCCATAAAATCACCTACTTTCTATTCTTTTGAGCTGCTTTTATAGAGTTCATTATCTCATCAAAATTATTAGCTTCTACTTTATGAATAGTTATATTATATTTAGCCTTATCATCATTATTTATCTCATATTTTAATTTACTTTTTTCATCATCTGATAACTTATTATTTTTATCTATTGCAGTACTTGCATTTGCATCAGTTAATAGCTTAGGACCCATCATAGGATTATCACTGTATAAAAGCCATTTAGGAATTCCAAATTTATTGTTCAGCCAATCTAGATCATTTTTATTTTTTTCTTGTCTATCTTCTGCTGTCATTTTAGTTCCTTTACTTCCAAGTATTCCATAATCAGTTTTTATTCCTAAAGCATTATATACCCAATCTAATTTTCCACTAAACCAATCACCAGTAGCATCTAGCCAATTTCCTTGAGCAATATCTGCTCCAACTTGAAAATCTGTAGTTTTATTTATCACTTCATTTCCAACTGTTTTTTCCACTAAAGTAGGTAGTTTTTCAATAATATTATCTAATTGTCCACTTTCAACAAAATTATTAATTAAATTTGCTAAAGCATTACCAATCTTAACTATAGAATCTGCTACTTTATTTATTGTATCTGGCTCTAGCGCTTTACTAAATGCATTAGAAATAGAAGTAAATACACTACCAAATGAATTTCCTATAGTTTCTAATCCACTTATTGTTTTAGGGTCTTCTAATTTAGTTTTTAATCCGTCAACCATTTCTGCAATAGCAGAAAATACTCCACCCTCTTTTGCAGTACCAGTATTAGTATCAATCCCCATTATTTCTGCTTTTAATTTACCCCATACACCTTCTAGTCTCTCCATCTTACCTTTAACAGTTTTAGCATATGTTTCAGCATATCCATTCATTGGAGATTGCTCAATATAACCAGTAAGCAAATTAACATATTTTTGTGGATTACCCGCCGAACCTTTTTTACTTAATGCTCCTTTTAAAGCTTTATATTCTTCTGGATTAGATTTCTTAAGGCTATCATAATATGTCTTTAAATTTCTATTATTAATACCATACATTTGAAGCATTGCAATTCTACCTTCTATAGCTTCTTTAACAGCTAATCCTATATGGCTGGTATCAACTTCATCCCTTGTACCAGCTACATCTAGAAATTTTTCCAATTGATCTTCTGAAAGTGTTACACTCATTTGTCCCATCTTAGCCATAATATCAACTGTATCTGTTTCACTTGCAAAAGTTTTATTCGCTTCATAAGTAGCTTTTTGATATGCTTCTAATCCTTTTTGTTCATCACCATAGAATAAATCAAGCTTCATTCTACCGGTTTCAAAGTCCATAGATTCTTCTATTGCATTTTTAACACCTTCATAAGAAAAAAGACCATCTGACACTTTATTAAGTATTCCAAACCCCTGTTCCATCCAGTTATTCATAGTTTTCATTGTAGTAATTCCTGCAGTAATTCCTGCTCCAATAAGACCAAGTTTTCCTACTATTCCTGCAAAACCACTATTTAAAAAAGATTCTGCAAAATCTTTAAATCCATCAGAGCCTCCTGGACCACCAGTACCAGAACCTCCACCATTCCATATATTATTAGATTCACTTTGAGCTTTAGAATATGCATCTTGTATAGTCATTCCTAATTTAATATATTTCTGTGCTAATCCTTCTATGGTCTTTTCTTGATTTTGTTTTACTCTATCATTAGCCTTGTTGATAGCATCAGCTACACTATCACCTTGCCTAATAAATCGTTGTGCTATTTTATCTATTTGTTGGGAAGTTTTTGTAGTATCATTAGTTATTCTTTGATTACTATTTATAACACTATTTGCAAATTGTTCAAACCTATTTTCACTTGCTAATACTCCATTCGCAAACCTTTGTAACGCACTAGTATATCCATCCTCTAATGATAATCTACCACCTAAAATATTTTCACTCAATTACCTCCCTCCTTTATTTATTTATTGCATATGGATTAGCTAATTTTCCTGTATATTCAGCTAATGCTATATTATTTTTTGTTTCTTCCTCTTTCATTAACAACATACTTTGTGTCATAAAAATTTTTTCTAATTCAGTCAAATTACATAATTCTTTTAAAGTATGTCCGTGCTGTAGGTAATGAGCCATCATATAAAGTTCTATATCTAGTTCTTTACCATCTTCGGACATTATTAGTTTTTTGTTTCTTCACTCACCTTTAAGTAAATTTCTTTAGGATCTAATCTACTTAATCCATTTAATTTATTTAAAAGTTCTGTCATTGCCAAAATTTGATTTTCTCTTGGAAATAAACGTTCTACTATATTTAAAGAATTAGTTCCACATCCATAAGCTTCTAATAATTCCTTTTCTCTTAACATATCTATACTCATATATATCATTTTATAGGTTCCTCTTTTAGGATCTTTCTTCATTTCTGCTCTAACATCCGCTAAATCGCCTTTACTTAAACTATGTGCTTCAAATTCTCCACCAAATTTTTCACAATATATAAGGCCTTTTTGTTCTTTTCCTTCTTCTTTCACATTTTCTTTTTTAGATATAATATCTTCTATAGTTAACAATGCCATGTATAATCATCCTTCCATTAATAAATTTAAAGGTAGAGCTAAATCTAATGCTCTACCAATCTTCTCCATCATCTATAATATTAGTATAATTACTATTCTCAATCATGAATCCTGCTTCAAAACTATCTTCTCCAAAATCATTTTCACTTGCTAATTTCATTAATACTGTTTTCCCTTTTATCCATGCTTTTGTTATAGCAATACTCTCTTCTTCTTCTCCATTAGGAGTATAATTTGTTGCTTCAAAATCAAAAACGAAATTTTGAAGTTTCTTAGCTGCTTCAAGTATAGCTGGTTTGAATCGGCTATATCTCTTATTAAGTTTAAATGCTATAGTACATTTGTAACTCATTGTTACTTCTGCATCTGTTGCTGAGTTCATAAGTGGTAAGTTTTTAGTATTAGGTTCAATACTAATTTCACATTCTTTAAGTTCTGCAAGCTCTATACCATTTATTTTCATATACCCTTTGTTGGTTCTAACAACATCATAAGGATTTAATTGTTGGCTCATTTAATCCACTCCTTTCTAAGTTTCATATTGTAGACAAATATGAATGTCTTCAATACAATCCATAATTTTTAATGTAATTTTTATAAATACATAACTTCCTGTTTTAGCTTTTAAAACTTCTTCATCTTTCATTTCATCTGTATTTATACCTTTAGATTCTAAATATTTTCTAGTAGCTTCAGCATCTAATTCAGCAAAAGATTCTTCATCATTACTTAAGTAACCTTCATTACTTAAAGTTCTTAAATAAGAGTTCAGCTCATTTATCAATGTTTTTCTATTTTTATATGAGTTTCCTATTTTGCCTAAATAGTGTGATTCAAATATTTTATTAGAATCTGATTTCACGAGATCCATAGTTTCAACAATTCTTATTTTAGATAATGCTTCTGATTGTGTATTTTCGATAACTTCAAGTGAATTTACACCTCTTGAGTAAACAATGTTAGTACCATTGTTATATAAAAATAATTCTCCATTAGATACACACTCATTGTTGTCTACTTTCACATCACAACTTTTTACATTCTTTGCAATGTGGTTTGTAATAGCTTCATTTGCGCCCAAAGTACATAATGTAGCTGCTGTTTGTATTGTATATTCTTCTGGAGAAATATCCCCTAAGTCTTTTCCAGTAAAATTTACTATCCCTTCAAAATTACTTTTATAATTGTATAGTACAGCTTTTATTTGATAGTCTTCTTCTTTTCTTTGAGATTTAACAAAATCTGCTACCTTCTTTTTATCCTCATCTGTTTTAATTTGTGGTACTGCTAACCATCCATTTTCATTTACTTTATTAAGTAATGATAATGATTTATCTAGAGAACCAGTTAGTCCGCTTTCAGCGTGTCCAACAGATACTATTAATGTTTTAACTCCATAATCAGCGAAAATTGTACTTATAAGAGATTTATTCTTTTCTTCATATTTTTCAACAACTTTTTTTAATTTGGAATATTGATATACTCCTGGAGTTACAGTTGGATCATCTAGAATTAGAAAAAGTACTCCATGTTTTGCTCTAATATTGGCTGTCTCTGCTAATGCCTGTACTGTAAATTTAGTACCATGCATAGTATTACTTGTTGCCATATACATCTCTCCTTTCTAATTTTGTGCATAAAAATAAGACCAGTTATAGCTAGTCTTTAATCAACAATATTTAATTTTAAAATTCCCATAAGCTTATCATAAGTTGCATCTGGAGTTTCTGGAACAGGTTCAGCCTTTCCATCATAAAAGTTTAGAGTCATCATAAAATTAAGGCAATCTTCATTATCATTTATATCTTTATTTAATATTGGCAATGCCCTTGATTTAACATATATATTTTCATCAAACAATTCAATTAAATTATCAAGCATTTGTAATGAATTTTCTTGTGTTTTAACATCTTCTACAAAAGTTATATAAATATTATAAAGTTTCTTTCTCAAATTAAAATGATTAGTGCTTTTTAGTGGTTTGATTTTAACACTAAATGTTGGAACTGTTATTTCTTTTTTATTATCATCAATAAAAATATTATTTTTAGGAAACCTATCTTTTAATGTTTTACATACACTATATAAAAGCTCAACATTTTCAATCATTTAAATGTATCACCTATCTTTCTTCTTAACTTTTCTGGTAATTCAGATTGTACTATAATTAAGCTATCTCTTACTGTATGCTTTCCTGGTACAAACTCTTTAACAAGCTTTTTACCAATAGAGGGGACATATTTTCCTACTTCTTGTTTATGACCGTTCTCATAAGCATCAGCATAAGGTGCTTGATTTGAGTCATATCCAACTTTAATAGAATGAATGTTACTTTCTATTTCAATTTTCCCACTGGTTGCAGATCTTCTTAAGTTTCCTGTTTTTACTGAAGTTCTAGCTTGAATTTCAGCAACACCCTCTATTGAACCTTCCATTAATGTATCATCTATAACATTATCTAATTTTTGTTTAGATAAATTAATTTTACTTATAAACTCATTAAAACCAAAAGTACTACTCATTATCTTCAACCTCAGTTTCAATAATTTTTATATCTTCTTTAGTTTCCAGTATCATAAGTTCTAAATAATCATCCCACTCAATTATTTTTTGTATAGAATAAAACTTATTTCTATAACCAATAACAGCACTTTCAGTTAATTCAGAATAAATATCAGAGAAAACTCTCTTTGTACATTCAATATCATAACCATAATCTTTTTTACATTTCTCACTACTATAAGGCTGAACATCCACTAAGTAAGGCTCATTACTTGCTTTTACATAACCATCTCTTGTTATTCCATGCTTATCCTCATAATCTTTATAGGTGTAAATATTTATCTCTTTATCATAAAACCAATCCATATATTCACCACCTAATAAAAAGTCTTTATATAGGGAGCTGGCAACAATGCTTTAATATCATCAGTTATACAAAAAGCTGTATTATCCCCATAAGTAATATTTCTAGCACCTTGACTAATAGATTTTATATTGCCTTTATTTCCACTCTTCTTATATTCATAAGCATTAGAAACAATCAAAATAATAGCCATACTGAAATTTTCTTCAATATAGCTATCATCAAAGTTTTCATTATTTAAATATTTCTTTATAAGAGTTATTGCCATTTTGATATATAAGTTTAACTTTGAATCTTCACTTTCATTTTTAATTCCAAGCAATTCTTTAATATCATTCAGCATTATCTAATTCCTTTAACGCTGCAATTAACTCTTCTTTTTTCATATTCGAATAATTTTCTAAACCTTTTTCTTTTGCTAATTCCTTAAGCTTATCCACTGTCAATTTATTATATTTAACACTCTCGCTATCTGTATTTTCTATAACTTCAAAACCTTGTAGTATTAATTTTTCTTTAGAATTTTCATTATCAACAAATTTGACAACATTTAGTTTTTGTAACTTATACAATTAAATCATCCTTTCCTAAGAAAAGGACAGTTCAAAGAACCATCCTAAACCAAAGCTTCTTTTACATTTACTCTGCAAAGCTTTAAAGCTTCATCCATAATCCATAAATCATGATATTTTCTATAATCCATTTTCCATGCATCAGCACCTTGATTTATATTAGGATCAAATATTCTAACCTTGTCAGTTTTATTTACTGCTATTGGAGCTGTTAATGGAGTTATAATCCAATTGACATTTTTAGCATCATCAGCAGCTTTAAATCCACCAACTTTTTGTCCATCAGTAACACCATCAAAAAAAGTATATGCTGTTTTTAATCTTCCGCTTGGTACTTTAATTATTGGATTTCCATCAAGACTTCTAACCTTAGTTGTAATTTCACCTTTTGTAAAGTCTGTAACATCCAAATGTTTACTAATAGCTACATCTTGATCTAATAAAGATGCAATTGTTGCAGACATTGTTATAACTAATGGAATTTCACCAACAATATCTTCTATTGCTGCTATATCTGCTTTTAAAAGTGCAAAAGCATTGCTTGAAGTAATAGTATTACCTCCTGTAGCAAGTACAACTTTTGAATCTTTTGCAGTAGTTGCTGCTATAGCTAAAGATGCTATCTTAGAATATCTGTAAGCATCAATCTCTGGAACTACTTTGGTTGCTTGGAACTGTCCCATAACATTAGTAGCATTGGCAACAAAATTAGATTCATTAACATCTTGAGAATCTAACATAAATGATCTGCCTCTATCCATTGTCATTGTTTTTGTTTCATACTCAAGTGTTACTGCACCATCTGTAAAACCACTTGATCTACTGTAATCACCTAAACCATCCATAGAAATTTTAGGAATCTTAACTTCTTTACCACCATTGTAAATTACTTGTCCTGCATTAGCATCCATCCAACCACTAGTCAGCTTTGCTACTGCTGCTTTGTCTAATCCTTGTTGAAATAATGTTGCGTATGCAATTGTATTAATTGCCATAAATATCACTCTCCTAATTTATATAATTTTATTTTTTACATCATCATTTTTGCTACATCATCAGCTGTTAAATCTCCTGCACCATTTTCACCTGGTGGAGTATAATTTCCATCAGAAATTTGTTCTTTAACACCATTTTTAACCATATCATTTACATAAGTACTAAAGTTATCAATTCTAGTACTAGTTGTTTCATCATTATCTGTTAGAAAATAATCTATCATTTCCATTGGTATTTTCTTTTCTGCTAATACATCTTTATACTTAGCCACTGTTTCAGCTCTTTCAGCTTTTGCTTTTTGTTCATTAAATTGCTTTTCAAGTTCCTCAATCTTAATTTGCTCTGGAGTTTTCTTCTTACCAGTAGCCTTAAGAACCTCATCATTTATAAGAGTTTGTAAATTCTTATCCTTCCAAGTCTTAATACCATCTGTTACACGTTTATCTCCATAAGTTTGAAGATACTTTTTGCCATCATCACTAGATTCAACAAAGTTTTTAACTTCATCTAAAGTTAAATCCTTTTTGAACAAATCAGCTAATGTACTAGCTTTTATAGTTTCATCTATATCAGCATCATCAGCTATATCCTTTAATAGTTCTGTTATTTCTGTTTTTTTCATTCTTAACTCCTTCCCTATGCAGTTTTATTACTAACCCTGTATAGTTAAATCTTTTATTTTTCTAACAGTTTAGCGCCTTGTTAAGGGCATAAAAATAAGCCTTATTTCTAAGACTTAATCAATTCTTTCATATGTTTTTTCAAATATATCTGGTTTACAAGGATAAAATTCACCGTTTACACCTTTAATAATAAAATCATTAATATCAGCTCTCATTGTCCCTTCTAATGTTGGAATTAAAACAGCATTGCTATCAATAGATAAATCTTGTTGACCTATAAATTCTATTACTTCCAATGTATTATTCCCGGTGAATTGTACTGCTTCAATCTCTACTGGTTTCTTTCTGTACTTCATTATTTCTCATTCCTTCCTAAAACATTTCTTTCAATTCTATCCTCAACTCTTCTATTTATCCACATTAAAGCTTCTTCAATATGTGTTAAAGCACAAGCATTTTCCCTTGAACTAAATGGTCCAGCTTGAAAAGATTTAAGTCTATCTCTCACTATTTCTAATAAGTCTTCATTAGTTACACCAAGAATTGAATTAGATTCATTTCTTGGACCGTTTTGAAATTGTATTTCTGCATATACTAACTCTGAATTATTTCCATTACACCATGAAGTTTTTCCATGTTGGCATATTAAATATTCGTGATTAGCTCCTCCGTTGCCTTTTGTGTCTATAGAATAAACATCATTTAATTTTTCTCTCTTTTGGATTGTACTTAATTCTTTCATCTTTCAATTCCTCCTAAAATAAAAATAAGCCTATAACGCTAGACTAAACGATATATTGGAATTGCCCTCTTAATATTTCTCTGTTTTCTTATAGTTAATATTATGGTAAAATTTTGTTAAAAAGGGGGATTAATCTATGATATATGCCGATTTTAAAAATACTTATGATGAATTTGTTACTATTTCGAGGGAATTTTTATGTTCCAATGAAATTAATTTTGAGTGTAATTTAAATAGCTTTACTACGTTTTGTGATTCTAATGATTTAATTTCTCAAATTTTAGAATCTATAATCAATATCGATTTTGATGGAATAAAATATTTTAGCCAAAGATCAAATCCACAAAAAAGATTTAATTTAAAAGGGAACCCTAAAACTCGTTATGAAAGCCTTAAGGCTTCTTATGATGTTCTTTGGTATCCTAATTTAACCTCTGATAATTTAATAAATTATGCTGTATGGGCATTATGTCCAGCTACTCGAAATATTGATGAAACATTACTTATAGGTATTAATGATATCTCTAATAAATTAATATCTTATATTGAAATTGAGTTAAAAAAACTTATTACTAATTCACAAAAAGAATTAAATGCTAGTCAAATTAACTTCAATATTCAAAATGCAGATAATTCTATAATAGGTACTCAATCAACTGCAACAATTAATAATTCTAGCAATCTTGATGATTTAAAACAATTGATTGAGCAAAATGCATATGAAGATAAAGAAGATTTAAAACAATTAATAGATACCTTAAAAACTATAACCGAAAATAACATACCAGTATCCAAAGGTACGCTTGCTAAATTTAGTGAAGCTTTTGAAAAACATTCATGGATTGCTGGTTCTATTGCTTCTACTTTATTGGGTTGGCTTATCGGAAAGTAATTGCGGTAACTTCTGATAAATAATATCATTTGTTAAACATGTAACCCTATTTAAAATATCTATATTATTAAATGGGGTTATTTTCTCTATATCTAACGATATCTTTATTTCAGTTCCATCATTTAAAATTATTTCTTTACTTAAAATTACTGTTTCAAGTTGTTTCAAAATTCATCTCCTCCTTGAATTTTTGCATAATAAAAGCACCTACTCATTTTTCTAAGTAAGTGCTTTTTAATACCAGCATGCTGTATTTTCTTCTAAGTATTCATTTTTCTCTTTAAAATCTCTCAACATTTTATACACATGACTAAGATAAAAATCTTTATTTGGAATATCTTCTTCAGCTATTTTTACTAGTTCTAAAGTTTCTTTATCAATATCATATATTACTTCTCCAAATTCTCCACGTTTTTCAGGTTGATAAAAATATGATATTTTATTATCTTTTATATAATTTTTCTTTATATATACCATATTTATTCCTCCTTTAAAGCTTTGGCATAATTATATTTTTTACAAGTAATTCTATGAGCAACTTCATATGTATAATTATACCTATTCATAAGATAACATTCAAGTCTTTCATGATGCAATAATACTATATCGCTTTTCTTAATATTTCTGCCTTGAATTAATCTTTGCCACGCAATAGACATTTCATAATCTGGATAAAAATTAGTATATCCTTGTGCTAAATGATATTTATTTATAAATACATGTTCTTTTACTTTTTGTATAGTATTTTTATTTATTCCTGTATTTTTAGAAATATTAATGACATCATCATTTCTTTTTCTTATAGATTCATAATATGTGTCCGCATGTTTTTGTTTTCTTTTATAATCATTTTTGTGAATTTTTCCTATTGCACCAGTAGACTTAATATATTCCTTTTCCCATTCTTTATAAGATTGCCAATTAATCTTCTCCTTAGTTTCATTATCAAGTCGCATCTTAGGTCGCCAATTAGAAGCAGGAATGTTAACATAAGTACAATGGCAAAATGGATGTTGGGGTAGTAAAATAGGCTTTTTATCTACTGGATAATCTTTGCCATCATATTGGCCACAATTACCACAAGTGTTATGACATAAAGTAGCCATATAAAGGACTCTTTTTATGTTATGTTCTTCTCTCCAAACATCATTCATACCGTCTTGAACTCTAGCAACATTATCTTGTACTAGTCTCTTAGTATTATATGCATTAGAATTATACTTTTTCTTTATTTTTGCTTCAATTTCATTTACACTAGTTTTTCCATTAAGGAAATCTTCTATTTCTAGTTTTAAATCTTTTTGAAGGGCATTTTTATTATCCCATAGCCTATCACTCCATAGCTTATTATCCACTTTAGTATTAATTACCTCTTTTAAAGTTTCATCATCTACAGGCTTAATATCCCAACTTACATTCATTCCTATATCATGTAGATAATTGTTAATATTATATTTTTCTTTACCAGTAGATTTTAAAATTACATCAGTTAAATTAGTCTCATTAATTAATTCATCCTGAATCTTATCTCTAATTACTTTGCTTAACTTTTCTTTTAATTTCTTCTTTTCAGTAATACTAATAGATAATTTACTGTCTGCAATATTATAAGATAACATAGTCTTTGCTATTTCTTTAAAAATATCTTCTCTATTGCTTAATTGTGCCTTATATACTTCTTTTAATTGTTCATCAGCTTTATTATATAATTCTTCTGTAAACTCTAATTGCTTATCAATATATAATTGTTGTTCTTTAGTTAGCTTCTTCATTAGAAATCACAACCTTGTCAAGATCCACTTCATTTTCTAATTCTTTTTGCTTTTCTGCATCAATTAACTTTTGTTCTCTATCTGAGTTATACATAAAACTAAATAATGTTCTAGCTGTTTGTTTAGAAAGTATTCCATCTGGAATTTGAGAAATAATTTGAGCTATTGATACATCATCTTGAGGTATATTTAAAGTAAACTTAGCTGATACATCCCTATAATCATAATTTGTTTTTTCAAGCTTATTAAATAACTTAAATAAAAAGTAAAGTCTACCTAGGATAATATTTTTCATACTTCCTTCACTATCCTTTACTCTTTGTTCTAAACCTATAAGCCTATTTCTTATTGCTGATCCACTTAAATTACTTTGCAGTTTTTCATTAGTATCAATATGATTAGATATTTCATACATATTTTTCTTAAGAGTATTAAGAGTATTTTGTACAAAAGTATCATTTATATCTTTAGTTAAAAAATAAATCTTTGAATCTTTTTCATTTACAGACATAGCTCCTTTTTCTTTTAAATAATCAAGTTGAGTTTTTCCATCCTCATCTTTTTTAGTTGTATCAATCTGACAACCTGAAAAAATTAAATAAGCTAACCTATAATCGGATATTTCATTTACAATGTCACTTAGATTAGTTTCAAATGCATCCTGTAAATCCTTAAGTTCGTTAAATAATGTATCATGTTCTTTATATTGGCTTATAGTTCCAATTCTTACTGGTACTTCTCCAAATTTATTAGGAGTTTTCTCCTCTCCGGTAGATTCAAAATTGTCATAGACATGATAAACAAAGTCTGTAGTATAAATATCTATATAAGTTCTAGTATCAAATTTCTTTTTAAAGAATCTTAAAAACATTGTTATATTTCCAAAATCATCAGCAAATACATATCCATCACGAGGACTTATGATCTTAGAATTAAACATTATTTCATCATTTCTTTTAGTAGTATAATAAAGCTCATACACACTACCAAAAGAGAGCATATCCCTAAGTAACATTTTCTCATGGTTTTTATCCCAATGAGCCGTTTTCTTTTCTAAAAAGTCAAGTTCTTCTTTATTATCAGATTTACTTGTATAGGTAATTTTATTACTTACTAAATAAGCAACTTCTTCTTTAATAAATTTCTTTATAAAGTTTGTTCTAACCTTTAGATTACTTCTTTTAGGATTGTGTTTATATTCCCTATAAGCTTCTGATTTACCAGTAACACAATAATCATACATTTTATCATAAATGATTTTTCTATTTTCAAAGTCACTTTTAATATTATTTAACAATTCAATGTTTTTATTTATAAATTCCATACTCTCACCCCTTTCTAAAATAATGATGATCTATTAAATATTTGAACTACTACTGGTGCTTTTATTTCATCAATTCTTAGCCAAAATTCAGCAGCAACGTCAGCTGCATCATCATGCAAAGTATACTTTTGTGAAGCAAATTCCATAAACTGATTATTAAATTCTTCATCTTCAGAGCAAAAAATAAATTCCCCTCGATTAACGAAAGGAACTATTGTTGAAATTTTATCATCTTTATTTTTTCTTTGAGATTCATTAATAATTATTATATTTCTATACTTCAGTATTGGATGTTCTTTAATTTTCTTTTCTAACTGGTTTGCATCAGCACCATTAAAAGTATTTTTTTCAATACTTACATGAGTTGCATCTGAATATTGCAGTAATAATTCAATCATGTGATCTATATACTTATCAAACTCCTGTCTTGCATTAATCTTAGCCAGTTCACCTTTTCTACAATACTTAAATCCATTAGTAGCAGTTGAACCTATCATATAAGCACTATAGTCATTTTTACGACCTCCACCAGATGCAGGGTCCACAATAAGCATTGTTTTAGTAAAATCATGTGTTTCAATTTCTTTTCTAGTTTCAGTATGTTGTGATTTAAACCACTTCTCACCTATAGCATCTACATCACCTTGAACCTCTTGCTTAAACGAGTTAGGGTTTTCATAATAATCTAATGCTAAATCTAAGCAATCCCAAAATTCGGGCCATAGCTTTCCAAATTGCATATCTTTTTCATGCTTATAATAAAATTCCTTAGCATCTTCTAAGTGATCCGGATTTTTGAAATCATTTAATATGTTTTTAAATTCTAACCATAAACCAGTATTGAAATATTCATCAACATTATCAATATCAACTCCACGATATTTTTTAAACTTCCAAGTAGAACTCTTAAGCAACCTACTATAGAAACATTCTTTATGCTGCTGAGTTCCCCAAGCCATTAAAACAGTACCTTTTTTGACTATCTTACCATCACGTTTTACAGGTCTTTGTTTAGCAAACTTAACATCATCAGAATATCTTTTCCACTTCTTTTCTCTAGCTTCTTCAGTTCTTACATCATCTTCGGATTGGTAATCATCTAGAATTATTAAATCTGGTCTAACATTCTTATACTTTCTACCTCTCATTGGAGATGTGGAAGAAATAGCTTCTACAAAAGTATGATTAGTAAATTCTAATTGAGTAGCATTACATTTATAATCCTTATTACAATCATCAAGTAATTTTCCAAAAGCATCTTCCATGTATTGATTTTCAATAACATTATCTTTTATATCTTTAATGAACTTTTCTGCTGTAGAACCTATATCAGAACAAATAAGTACATAAGTTTTATGCTTATAAGCCATACTCCAAATACTAGGTCCTAAAGTACCAAACGCACTTTTACCAGTACCTCTAGATAATACACGTCCTAACTGTTCTGGACCATTACCTATAATAGATTCTTGTATATCATGCCATAATTCTTCATGTACATCTGCTAATGGAGCTGCTGCATTATCCTCTTTAGGTAAATATATATCCTGTAGAAAATACATAGAAAAAAACTCCAAGCTTATTTGCCCAAGTTGCCATGCTAATCCATGGAACCCAAACAAATTCTTAGAGTTTTCTAACATTCTACTATCCGTTAATTCTTCTGCTTTTTTATCATCAATTCCTATATCAGTATAGGATTTTTTTAGAAAGTGATAAAGCAGCCATTTGTTTCTAGCTTCATCACTATTAAATTCAAATGGTATTTTCAAGCTTTATCACCCCACTTATTTTATTCTTTTATAAAGGTAACCATTCTCTAATTTCTTTTAATCCTTTATAACCTTTTGAAAGCAAATTATTTTCATCTAAATAAACTTCTCCTTCAAAAGATAACCTAGCATCATTAAGAATTATATAACTAACTTTATTTCCTTGACCCGCTCTTGAAACAACTGCATTTTCAATATACTTTTTCTTTAATGCATGTTCAATTACTGTGGCAAATTCTTCTTGCGTTATATCATAATCTGAATAATTTATTTTAGTACCTTCTTTAATTTCTTTTAAAATACTGTATAATATTTTTTTAGCTTTCATAAAATCCCCACCTTCCATAAAATACAATATTCTACAAAAAGAGTTATAATCCTTTAATTTATTATATTAAAAAGAACCCTATTTCTAGAGTTCTATTATTTATTCTTAATTTCTTCTAATTCAGATTTTATTTTATCTAGTTCTTCTAGTATTATTTTTTCATATTTTCTTTTACTTAAAAATTTTAGTCTTTGCTTTCCTTCTTTTTTAAATAATTTAGCGCTCTTCTGATTGTATGTTACTTCTATTCTACTTATTTCACTAACTTTTATTGCAACATGTTGAGTAGGCTTACCGTTATTATTAAACAAGCTTTTATCAAGTTCATTCTTTCCGTATTCATATGTTTCATATTGTTCTAAAACAATAAGGCTATCATTATACGAATCTTTATAATGAAACTTTATTAATGCTCCATCATATACTATTTTTTCATTATTAAGATAAACTCTAACCCAAGTACCATATTCATAATCAATTATGTCTGAAAAAATATTAGATGCATTATTTCTGTTAATGCCTAGGTTAATCATTATATTTGTCCATATTTCAGATTTCATTATTTTTGCAATAAAATAAGCCAAAACAAGAGAAACAAAGCAAATTATTGATTGTATGTAATAATTAGTTAAATCATATGACGTTTGCCAATAAGAATTTATTATACTAAGAACTGTTAAAACCATTGAATTAATTATGAAACTAGCAATTACATAATCTAAAATATAATTCTTAAGTTCTTTTCTTTTAGAATTAAATACATAATCATATACTTCAATAAAAATAAATCCTGGAACAATATAGATAAATAAATTAGGTAATAAATTTATTAGTGCTTGTACTTCTTCGGCATTTATCATATTTATTTACTGTTATTTCCTCCACTTCCTGGTCTATCTGGTCTTCTATAAGTTGGACTTGGTGCACATTCAATTCCATTTCTAGATTCTTGAAGTGGTGATGGATTTTTTAAAATACTTCCGCCTTTACTATTATTTTGATTATTACTATTATTAGACATAATATTCACTCCTTTTATAGACTATATACTATTATACTATAAAATTCGATTTTTTCCTAAATAATCCTATTTTATATCCTAATTTTTTTCATTATATTCCTTAGCATACCTATAATAAGTAGGCTTAGTTATGCCAAGTAATCTCATACATTCAAATGGTTTTAAATTTCCATTAAGCACTCTTTTATATTCTTTAGAAAATTTATCAAATTCTAATACTCTCGGTCTACCATAATCATCCCATTCACCTCTAGCTTTTTTAGCAGCAATACCTTCACGTTGTCTTTTTTCTTTTTTATCCAACTCAGCTTGAGCAAATGAAGCATACATTTCAATAAGCATATTATTTATAGTTTCCATTATCATAGTAGCTATAGAACTATCTTTAGGTAATTCTATTAATGTTGTTGGAATTTCTAATACCATCAATCTAATACCTTTATCTTTCATAATTCTAATTTCTTTTAATGTGAGTTGCTTATTCCTACCAAGTCTATCAAGCTCAGTAACAATCAATGCTATTTTTTCATTTGGATTAGCCTTTTTAGCTATATCCATATCATTTATTAAATCTTTATATGATGGTCTATCAAAATTTTTTCCAGTGCATTGATCTGTATAAATATCATTTATTAATTTAATTTTTTCTTTAGCAATAAACTCATTAATTTCAGTAATTCCTCTATCTAAATGTTGTTCTTCTGTTGATGTCCTATGGTATGCAAAATATAACATTGTTAAACACCTCGACTTTTTAAAAATATCACAAAAATTGTGTAACTGGGTGACATGGTTTTGAGCATTTTCTAATTTAGAAGCTACCCCCTATCAACTAGTATTCTATATTTCTATAATATTCTTATAGTATTAAAATGTCAACACTATATTTTGATACTATTATTTTACTTATTCATACCTTATAAATAGCTTAAATAGGTTGAATTATTACTAGTATCTAAAGTATACATTATGATACTACTTAACAACCTTTAGATTCTTTATATCCTCAATCTCTTGCTTAAGAGTGTTAGTATCTGTATTCTCTTTGCCATTAGAAGTCTTAACTTCTTCCTTAGCAGCAGTTGGAGAACCTAAACATTGATCTATAAGATATTTATTAGCTTGGAATCTAACTCTATTATCTGTCTTTTGATTAGCCATTTCCTTCATATTATCAATATAAGTGCATATATCACTTGAAATCTTGTCTTGTCCTGTCTTTTTAAGTTGCTGCCTTCGGCTCTCAAGCTCTGCCACAACCTCTTTTTCTTTCTTCCATGCATAAATAGTTTGCCTTGATACATTTAACTTTCTAGCAATCTCAGCAATACTAATACCTGACAGCAACATATCAATCATTCTATCTTTATCAATATTAATAATGCTCATATAAAATACACCTCCTAACTACTTTACACTTTTATTACACTTCTCAGCTTTACTGTTAAGTTATATTGATTTTCTAATATAATCTTCTTATATAAGCTAATAAGTATATATGAATTAATATAAATATACTATAAAAAGGGTACGTTTTTAACCTATAGTTACATGTTAAGTATTAATTTATAGCATGTAGTTTATAGCCTATTTCGTACCCTTTTATATTTCATCTATTAAATTCTTAGTTTCCATATATAATTCATTTTCCTTATTAACTTTATATTTTTTAACTTTGAAGTAATACTTATTTTCTATAGTACTTATTATTACAGCTATTTCTCCTGAAGCTAGTTGTAACTCTGTAAGTGTTATTTCTCCATTCATGTATTTTCTTTGGAGTTGATAAAAAGCATTTATATAAGCTTTGTTCTTCCAAAAAGACTTGTATTCTTCAACAGAGCATTGTTGTACTTCCCTAGTATCTTTGCATAATCTAAAGTAGTAATAACCATCTTTTGATAAAATCCTTTTGTTCTGGAGAGTATTATCCCACTTTATTATTGTTTTTTCTGTAACATCTGATGCTGTTGCAATATCTTTTACTGTATTAGATTCTTCTAATGTTCTTATATTAAAGTAGGTTACAAACTTATCTGCTCTATTAGAGTTATAAGTACTGCTGATTATGTTTTTAAGCTTCTTGTATGATTCATCATTAGTTTTCTTTATCTCATAAACATATTTATTCTTTTCCTTATATTTATCTATGAGATCATATCCAACTTTTCTTAATCTTATCTGTAGGTTATTTCTTCTTTCTATCTGCTTTAAAGTATTTAGATTGACCTTAAGTATATCTTTAAGTTTGTTTCTATCACACTTCATGGCTTTTAAATCATAATTAAAACATAATAAGCTAAGTATGCTGTTAATGATTGAATAATAGTTGCTATAAAGGATAGTATTCTATCAATTACAATTTCTTTTTTAAATGTATCTATAAAATTGAGAATTGCGCTTAATGTAGCATACATTAATGCTATCCATGCTATTACTGTAATCATATTTCTCACCTACTTTCTGTTTTATTGCATTAAAAAAGAACCCTATTTCTAGAGTTCTTTTTTAATTAATTGTTACCATATGCAATCCCATCGAGCTTATACTCTTAGTATTCCAATCCTGTAGGATAAAAATTTTTGAATCTTTATCTGGTATATCATAATTATTACTTGTTTTTTTACATATGTCTTTTAATAAATACTTTTCAAGTATGTATAATCCTGCAAGAGAATTTAATACATTTTCTAAATTAGCATCCTTAAAATTAGTATTCCTATTATGTTTCACCGAGTTATAATGAGACCACCATTTTGGTGATTTATAATTAGGGTTGCTTTGCCAATCTTTAAATGGTTGTATTTGGATTTTAGAATTAAAACCCACATTAATTATTTTTGTTTTTATATCAGTATATTGGTTTAATATAACTGGTGTATATTGGTCAAATTTTTTTGCTCTATTATCACCATAAAACCTACATATTTCTTTAGATACAACATCTATTTCTGAACATATAGCTTGGTATTGTTTTATATATTCAGTAGAAAAAGTTTTATAATTATCAATATTTAATTGAACATATCTAATTGTTTTTATAAAATCGTCTTCTAGCGCTAAATAATATTGCCAATATTTTGATAAAAATTCTTCTCTATCCATTTTCATTCCTCCTCCATATAACATAATTATACAAAGAAAGGTAAATTCCTCCTATAAATTACAAAATATATTAAAAACCAGTAGAGTTGGTGTACTATATATCGTGTCTGGAGGTTTACACCTACCTTTCACATTCAAATTAATTAGGAGGATAAAACCCTACTGGTCTATAAGCATAACAAAAATACCCCATACAGCCTAAGTAATACAGGGTATTTTAAATTTATGAGAGGTTTAAATTTAATTCTTTACACTTACTATTTTAAAGCTTTAATCTTAGAAAATTATTCTTTTTTTATTCCTTTTTTATTCCATGGTTTCACTTTCCTCGTTTAAACTCTTTTACGGTTTCTTTAGCTAACTTTAATCCATATATCATTCCAATTTGATATGATTCTAATACTCCTTGTTGGTTTTCAATAAATTTTATCTTCTTATCAATTTCCTTTAATATTTCATTTTTCTTCATATCCACCTCATATTATTTTAGTTTGATTTATTTAAAAAATAGTTATAACATTCCTCACAAATATCAATAGTATTTTTAGTATCTTTATTTATCATTGTAATTTTGTCTTTATTAAATATTACTTTTCCACATAGGTCACAATGTATTTTTATTGCTCTTCCACATTTAGGGCATCTTTTTATTTCCACCCTTATTCATCTCCTCTACATATTACCTAATTCCATTTTTCCCACATGAATATATGCTCTAGTATCTTATTCTTTCTCTTATTCACTTGGCTTTGGCTTAGATGTAATTCAAAAGCTATTGGAATCTCATTCATTTTGTCTTTATATATCATAGAAAGCATTCTTTTATAATCATTTTCAAGTTGATCTACTTTCCATTCCATTTCTGCTACTATTGATTCAAGATCACCTAATTGACTTAATATATTTTCTCTTTCCAGTTCCTTTTTTTCTTTTCTTCTTAACTTCATATCAGTTAATTTAATTACTTGACTTTCAACATAACTTGTACAACTAGATGATGTTTGTACCCTTTCATCAAAACTTGGTGATGATGATTCTTCATCTACATTGATATATTTACAATTTTTTAGTTCATTATTTAATTGATCTATCTGTTTATTTAATACAATTAATTGACTATTTAGACCTTTGTATATCCTATCTCTATTGAAATATTTATATAATTTATCTTCTGTTTCCTTATAAAGTATTCTTTTATATTTTTGCATCCTATCCCTCCTAATCTATTAGGATTACCACCTATATCCACCAAATCTCACATTAGAAGATTTTTTTCTTCTTACTCCACTTTCTTTTTGATAAGCATAAAATTCTCTATCAGCTCTTTCTCTTTTAGCTGCTATATCCCTTATTGTTAATTCTGTAAGCTCTTTTGGTGTCATGACCTAATCCTCCTTAAATTCTTCTAACGCACACTTAACTTTAACTATCCTAAAACCTCTGTTTTTTCTTAAACCTTTAAAATATTCTTTTACTCCTTCTTCTGTTGAAAACCTTATTGCTTCAATTATATTTTTTGATTCATCTCTCATAAAATTAGAATTTAAAAATTCATTTCCACACATAATTGTATAAAACTCCATTATATTACTCCCCCTTAACTCTAGGTCTATCTTTTAGCTTAACTAAATGCTCTGGATAGCCTTCCATTACTTCTTGTGCATTTATTCCTATCTTATCTAATATTCCTAAGTTCGCTTGTACTGTGTCCCAGAACTCTTCTATGACATGGTTTCTTTCATTTTCAATTTCTTTCATATCTTCATTGTTACTTTTCTTAGTTGTATATAATAAAACTGCATCTTCAAGTTCTTTCTTTTCTTCATCAGCTTTACTCATTTGCTCAACTATAGTAACTTTGCTTAAATCTATGTTTATAAGCTGTATGCTTAAGTTTAATTCTTCCACTACATCAACCCCTTAAATTTACTTTGAGTAGCCTTTCCACCTCTAATATGACGTTCAGCTTTATTCTCTGCTAATACGCTGTGTACTTGGTCATATAAAACTGGATCTATATTGCTTAAACGTTCTGTTAAATCCTTATATACTGTAGATTTTGAATACATAAATGTTTTTGCAGTATTTCTTACAGTAGATTTAGTTTCTACTGTAAATTCAGCTACTTCCTTTACCCTATTTTCTACATAATCCTTCATTTTTATTACTCCTCCTATTTTGAAATTGATTTTTATTTGAGAATAAGAACTTATAAGCATATTGATATTTGCTCTTATTCTCTATTTAATTATCTTAAAATCTTAATTATCCTTATATCACATTTTGATTCATACTTTCCCTTGTTTCTTTTTCTGTAATTATATTCAGATGCTCTTATACATCCATCAGTTACTTTCAATTTTTTAGCTAATTTAAGTGAACTTTCTTCAACTACTAGTGGAAGTTCATACTTATCTGGACTTACTGCTACCCAAAGATATTTACTCATAATCACCTTCTAGAAAGGCATATCACCATCATCTACTGGTGTTATATCTGCATCAAAGTTTCCACCATCAAAAGGACTAGATGATGTATTTCCACCATTTGAATCATTTGATTTACTTAAAAATTGAACTTCTGTAGCAACTACTTCTGTAACGTATCTCTTAGTACCGTCTTTCGCTTCATAATTTCTAGTTTGAATCCTACCACTTATAGCCATTTGACTACCCTTTACCATGTAATTTGCTGTGCTTTCAGCTTGTTTGCCCCATACAACTACAGGAACAAAATCTGCTTCCTTTTTTCCTTCTTTTGAATTATACTTATCAACTGCTAATGTTAATGTAGTAACTGTTGTTCCTGCTCCTGGCGTAAATTTTAGTTCTGGATCCTTTGTTAATCTTCCTATTAAAACAACTTTATTCATTTAAAAATTCCTTCTTTCTTTTAATATTCATTTATTTCAAAAACTACACATTCTTCTTGCTCAGTCCATTTTTTAGATACTATAAGCCTAACTACTTGTGAATCATCTTCAAATGCTACTTTATTTAAACCATCTAAAATTATCTTTCCTATATTATCTATATCAGGCTTAATTGTGGGGTGCATATCACCATTTCTAATAGCTTCCTTTACTTTTTTGGTATAACTCTTCCTAATTTTAAAATAAGCTGTTATATTAACCTTTATTGGTGTTTTAAAGCACGTGCCTTTTTCTTCTAGATACGCTTGTTTTACTTTCTTTTCATATTCTTTTGTAGCTGGTGGTGTTACTGCATGACCTTTCCAAAAACGTGGTCTTCCTTTACCAGTTATCTTACCTTGTACCACTATTTGCATTTAATACTTTCTCCTTATTCTTTATTTCTCTATATAATTGGTTACATTTCTTATAACCATATCTACACTTCCATCACCATTAGCTACAATTTTAAATTTAGAATTATCTTTATAAGTTTCTTCATCAATGTATAAATCAATTTGTTTATCTACATTTAACCTGATTCTCTTTAGTTTCTTTTCTACATATTTAGGATCTACAAATACCTCATTGTCTATAGCTTTCATTTTTAAATCTGTAACAAATCCATTTCTTAAATCTTCATTGTCTTTAAATAATTCTGATGATAATTCATCCAACTTTATAACATCATTTTCTTTCAATTTATCTTTTATTGTAGTTCTAACTTTTTCAGCTAATTCAGCATCATTTACTATAGCTCTTCTCACAAAATCTTCACTTGATTTTATAAAATCTTTAGTAATATCTCTTTCATTTGTGATTATTGAAGAATAAAGATAATCTGATAGGAAATAATTAATTCCTAGTTCTGTATCTTCCTTTATCCTCTTTTTCTTGTCTAGTACATAAAGATTAAATAAATCATCTTCTCTAAAAGGTTTTATAAAAGCAGCCTTCTCAATTTTTTGACCACTTCCAGGAAGTCCTGCTGTTTGTTGTACTATTCCTACCCCTATTTTTTCATCTATAAATTGAATTTCATGAGTAAAATTCTTTACATAATCAAGTTTTAAAATCCCTATCATAGGTCCTTGGTCTGTAATTATAGAAACTATTATTAAATCACATGAATCTATGCTTTCATCTATTTGCATAATTGCAAATAATTGTTTTGCTAAGCTTTTAGATAATCTTATAAAATCATCATCAATTCCATTTAAATAATCCTTAACTGTTTCTTTAACTAAATTAGTGCCTTGTTTGAATTTAGCATATTTTAACTCATCATCTTTTAAGCACTTTTCTATATGCTTATATAAGAACTTGTACACTTCATCATTTAGCTCTAACATATATTCATTCAAAACTGGCTCTGCTGCATTTCTATCTAAAACATGAATTACAGCTTGGTTTATATTAATTTCACTTATATATTCCATTGTTTTTCCTCCTAAATTATTAAACTACTAATCTTCTATATTCATTTTTTAAGTTTTCTTGACTTAATTGGGCATAAATCTGAGTCGTAGTCGGCGTAGTATGTCCTAATATACCTTGTACTCCTTCAATCCTCATTCCACTATTTAATAGCCTAGTAGCCTGAGTCCTTCTAAACTTATGCGCATGAACCCTTTCTGTTACATTTGTCCTATCTTTTATCTTTTTTATAATTAGTTGCAAAGCTCTTGTACCTATTGCTTGATATGGTGCTTTTTCTGATATAAACAAATAGTTTGATTCTCCTTTTCTTGTACTTATATACTGCTGAATATGCAATTTAGCTTTAGTAGAAAAATAAACTATTCTTTGTGCATTTCCTTTTCCAGTGACTTTTATACTCTGCTCGGACCAATTAATATCATCTAAAGTAATATTATCTATCTCAGATATTCTACAAGCTGTAGAATCTAATAGTTCAAAAAGACATTTTTCCCTTTCCGTTTTACAGGCTTCTCTTAATTTCTCTAAGTTTTCTGCCTTATATCCCTGTAAAATTACTCGAGGAACTTTAGTTTGCTTTAATTTAAAGGCAGGATTTTTAATTATATATTCCTCATTCTGCAACCATCCGAAAAAGTTCTTTAAATAAGTGATATACCCATTAATAGTACTAGCTTGTTTCCCTTTTCCTAATAATCCTAGAAACATTCTTAAGTCCATTGTGCTTATAGTAGAACATGGTTTAGTAAAATACTGATCTAGCTTATTAAGAAACAATTTGTAATTATATAATGTTTTATTGCTTAAACCTTCTAATTTCTTACAAGCAAGATATAGCTGAGCCTTTTCTTCTATATCGCTGCAAACTAAATCTGTACACTTAGTTTGTACTTCATAGCTATATAAAGTCTCATCTATAACTTTCTTAACTTCTAGTTGCATATCTAATTTCTGTTCTAAAAAAGGTAATAACAATGTTAATTTTCCCACTAATTTAATACTTACTTCTTCGTTTAAGTTGCTCATTCTTTCTTCCTCCCCCTTGTGAAATTGATTATTTATTGAGAATGAAGTTTTACAACTATAGCTGCTGCTTCATTCTCTATTTAGTTGTTTTATCCGTTTTTTTAGAAAGATGCATTAATCTATTTTTCATAGACACCATCAATTGTAAAACTTGTTTGAACTTTTACCTTTTTATGTGATGAAATATTATTATTATCATAGTCAACTTCTAATTTAAATCCTTTCATTGGTATTACTCTATTTTGCAATACACTATACTCGAAATCTATTTCTGTTATTAAAATCAAATTGCCATCATCATCTGGCAAAAGAAACTTTTCTTCTGGCTTTAATTTCATAAAATCACCTCCCTTTTCTCCTATTGTTCCGACTTTATTAGTATTGCGAATTATCAATCGTTCGGATTTATTTGATTTTTTACCTGGTAAAATTCTTAAAAATTCATTTTT